AGATACTACGCATTGCATAGTATCTACGGGGAGGCCAAGCCTCTATTTCCAAGGTGATATGTTTTGCGAAGTTCAGGGCCGGAATCGCCTCCTAGAGGCCTTCTCGACGCTTCAACGCGCAAAACATCCCTTTTTGCCTTTCTTTAGGATACCCCCATTGTACCCCATGCGTCCTTTCCTGTCAAGCGAAATAGAAACCCATGCGCAATACAAAAGCAAGAATAGCGCATAGCAATATCCAGAATAGCACACCACTTCCCCCTTCACGTCAAGGCCGCTTTCGCCGAGGCCGCATCTTGTGCCGGTCGTACAGTATGTTGCCAATCGTAGCTTCCAGCTCGTTGAAGTACTCCCACCTATCCATGAGCTGGATTAAGTCCAGCAAGTCCAGCTGGTCAACGGCTCTATACTGCCCTGTCCTGTAGCTCAGGGCTACCCGGAATGCATCCTCTACCCGTATGCCCTCCATGTACAGGAAGTTCCCGATTGCAAGGAGCTTTTCAGCGTCAGTCATCCCAAGGCCTCCAGCTACAAGGCTCCCAGCCCAAAAAGCTAATTAAATCAGACATCGCACAAAGAGAATCATGGTAATAGGCCCGCGTCAATACGTGCTCGCACTCATTACGGTAGCCCATGAGAAGGTTATCGCAATGAGTATACACTAGGTGTTTAATTTCAGCCTCTGTCATGCTACATCTTCCTTTCTAGCCAGGTCTGCCCACATGGGCAAAGTAGAAACGGCGTTTGGCGGGGTTACGTGGGTATACAGGGTTTCGTATTTGCCCCAGTAGAATTTATGGTAGAAGAAAATTTTGTCTGTTACCAAGCATTCACAAACTTCCCAATTGACTTTTCGTAAACCTCTTTTCAAGCCACGGCCTACTATTTCGGTGTTTCGGTCGGCTACTTTTGCCAAGGTGGTTTTAGTAATTTCGCAGCGGGAAAGACCACGGAACATAGTTGGGGTTAAGTATATACAGTAGTCAGCACCGCGTCTTACATTAAGGTCGAGGCAGTCATAGGCTTGTGTAGCGAGCCATACGGAGGCTTTGCGTTTGCGAAGGAAGTTAAAAAACTCTTCATCGTCCTGTGTCCATTTAGCATAGCCACGGGCCGGATAGACGGTACGGGCTTCATCTATTAGGCAGCAAGTTCCTTTCAGGTCGAGGCTGTATAATTGGGCCTTGTCAAAGTATACGGAGCCTGTAGGGGTTATACGGGGGCTAAGAGCGTGTGCAAAGGTCATTGGGTAATTAGATACCACGCTGTCAAATAGTTCCTCCGCAAGGCAGAAGAAAGCCGATTTGCCAGTACCCCTATCACCAGCCACGATAACACATTGAGCATCAGCAATCAAGCGCTTAATCCTTTTATTAAAGAGCTTATCCAAAAATTTGCGCATACGATGCTTTTTTGGTTTACTCTGTTTCATTTACTACCTCCTAATTAGACGCATGAGGACACCAAGCATAACCCCGAAGAGGGAAATACCCAGGACAGCCAGGACAGAGGAAGAAAAGACCGTGCCAGAATCAGGCCGGACAAAAGTAACAAAAGCCTTTACAAGCTGGAAGAAAAAGGACATTATTTCCATGTATATACCTCTCGGCAGCGGTAAGCATTAGAAGCCAAGACCTCTAATGCCTACCTTCAAACCCTTCAACCGTTAAAATACTACCGCCGCCCGCGACCCTTCTTTTTTCCGCTCGAACTGACGCCGCGAATTCCGAGCTTCTTCACAACGCCAATGACGAACATCACAATGCCCGCCAGGATGGCGAACAAGACAGGGGCGAACACGAGGGGGTTGGCCAGAATCATGTCGATGATGTCCGTAAGCTGCCCGATAACGAAGTTATAGAACAGCGTCATATTAGCAAGCAAAGCAGACATTAAAACACCTCCTTTCAATTAATTCGCCGGACATGGGAGCATACGCGCGCCGCGACGCGCGCCGGGCCGCGCGTCAGCGGCGGCCCTTGATACCGAATTTCCTGACGACCTTCAGGATGACGCCGATCACCCCCGCCACGATAGCGAAAATGACGGCCACAAGCAGGATGCTGTTGTTGGCGATAAGGTCGATAAGGTCGGTGAACCTACCCCAGAACCAGGGGCCAACCTGACCAAGGCCAGTCAGCACGTCAGCAATGGAAGCCATGCGAATACCTCCTTTCCATAAGGTAAGCGCGCTTATTTAACCCGTTAAGGGGCTAAACCGTAGTATAGGGCTATTCCGATACTGTATGGCCCTCAGTGTCAATAATCTGCGGCCTGTCATCTGCTGGAGCCTGGGGCGTCACAGCTTCGTCATCCTGGTACACGTTGCCGGACACCTGGGCATACCGTTTGCCCTTGTAGGTTATGTAGGGCGGGTTTGAAGATGGTATCATATCGGTTTGACCTCCTGCAACCGGGACTAGTTCGCCACCGGGGGAACTGGCTGGGGCATTCTCGGAAGCGTCCACAGTAACCGGGGTATCATAGGTAACAGGTGATGCACCTTCGGGCTTTAAATCTTTAGCGCCGAAATGCACATTGACCTTGACCGGATGCTCCATAAGATACCCGAAGTATTCTTGAAACCAAGGCCAGACGATGGCTATCAATAGCGAGATGGTCTCCATGAAGAGCACGACATTTAACACGAAGCCCAACAGGTCCGAGCCGTTAACTACCGTTGAAAACTTGGCTATAGCACTCTCGACAAAGGAGAGAACCGCCGCCATATCGCCTATCGGCGACCACAAGCTAATAATACCTCTCAACAGCATCCGGCTTAGCCTCCAGTATTTTGTACAGGAACACCCTGCGAACAATGCCCATAAACGGGTACACGAAGCCCCAGCCAAAGAAGGTAACGAGGCCAAGCCAGTTAATCACCGGGGCCGATGTGGACATGATATGTTGCAGGCTTTCCCATATCATTGCCACAATCGCGATAACGTCAGCCATCGCCTACCTCCTAGGTATCAGCTTCGCAATAATGGCAGCAATAACGCCAGCCACGGGCAAGCCGACAATAACCAAGCCTATCGGCGACGCGAAAAAAGTGAGGGCGGAAGACATCATAGCGAACACCTGCGCAACAGCATCCGCAATACTTGCCAAGGTCATGAGAACACCTCCTTAATTTATTACCGCCTATCGACTACGCGAATGATCGCCGACAGGACAAGCACCAGAACGAGCAGAAATGCCACGAACGCCAGGGCGGCATATACCATGTTGTACGAATCGCCCAAGTCACCAACAAGGGCCTTGATGGTGTCAATAAGAGCTTGCACCTTTCCTATACCTCCCAATCATGAAAGCAATTTCGAGGATGAAGTGAGCAACATACACACAGCCCAAGACCAGCAGCAAAACGCCTTGCGGGGACTGCATATCCAAGTTGGAGTTTTTAGGGCTGAACATAGGAATATTGGTATCCAGCACCACGGGCGAACCGCCAATTAGCACGGGCTGGTTATTGTTGAAGTAGTTTGTGTCGCCCTGTAGCCAGGCCCATCGCACCGTAACCGGGAAGGTTATGCCGATGGTGGAGGCCGTACTATAGACCAAGTACGCCGAGAGCACCTGCATAGAGCTATCGCCGGTAGGAGCAGCATAGAAGACCATGGTATACAAGCGGGTGCCTCGGAAGCCTGTGCCAGGATAGGATGGAACGCCAGCGGTCGAGAGGTTCACCGCCAGAGTATCCCCAGGGCCTATTCCCATCATGCTAATCTGGGCTTCAGTGGGATAGACATAGCCTATGGTTCCGTTGACATTCAAGAGGATATACGGCCCGCCAGCAGCCATACCAGACGGCGGAGACTGCGCCACAGTATACGCCCCAGCTGGCACACTAAGCAACAGTGCAAACACGACAGCAACCAGCACGGAAGAAAGTTTGTTCATTTCTCTCCCCCGCCGCCTTTAATGAAGTAAATTATTGAAGACAGAATAATGCCGCCAGCGATGATGTAGACGAAAGGAATTCCGAACACTTCAAAAGCGTTCAAGAATTGCCACATACCCTGAAATCCCGCCGTAACCACTTCCACTATGTTCCGCTCCCTCTATTTAAAATGACGTATATCACGCACACAGCTATCAAGGCCAAAGCCCCTATTGATATCCAAACAGGCAAGCCCGTAATAACGGCAGTCAGCACCTGCACGTAACGGCCAATCAGCCGCAACACCGTAAGTATCCAGTTCACAATCATGCGCAGGACGTCCCACACTTGCCGGAAGAAATTCGCTATAGCATGAGGGATAGCCATGATAGCATCCCAAATACCTTGCAGGAACGCAAGAACCTTGTCCCAAAAACTGCGCTGTTCATCCTGCCATGCCCCTTCATCCCGTTCAGCCTCTACCGTGACAGTTTCAAACGGATAAAGCGCAAACATATTGTTTGAAACCGATTGCGAACCCACAGGGTGAACGAACGCCTCCACGCCTTGCACAACATACAAAAGCCCGTTTTCTTCCGGCACTATCTCAAATTCCAATTCTATTCGCCTAGCAGGCCCAGGAGCTGGATAATTTGTGTTGCCAAACAAATCATCATTATTTACCCTGAAAACATCTTCCATTGTCCCAACGTCACTATTCATGCCATACATTACAAACCTTGTGACATTACCAGGCGGGAAACACCCTATTACAGGCGAATATCCCGTAATGTTTACTGTATACTTATACCCTTTAGCTACAGCTATTGGCTGCATTCGCATATATGCACGATAAGGATTGTTTAATATCCTCTTAATCGCGTTATTGGCCGATGGTGCCGAACTAAGCGCCATTGGATACACACTCACGCCATTATATACGTACGGCTGATATCGAGGCTTCAACACATTCGCGGTAAACCAGCCAGTATCTGCCCACAAATACGATTCGCTTACATCTTCGTATACAAGGGTTGATATATTCCTTATTTGCATTTCGTACGTATAAGGCCACGTTGCATAACTGTAAATCGAGCTATAAGGCGTATTGTCCGTTGGTGTCACCAGCGGCGGGAAAGAATCCGCGCTTAAAGTCAATTCAATCGCATTCGCTGATAATCCAGTCAACACAGGGGCCAAGCACAAAGCGACCAAGACAGAAGCCGCCAGCCGCCACAAGCATTTTTTCACCTCGCAAGTACCTTCTTTCCCACAATCACCACCAGCACGAAGCCCAGGGCAATAAAGATAATCACGGGCGCACCGTCAAATGGGGCGTTCATCATTGCCGACATTCGGCCCATTGTGTCATTTACATCAGACACGTTGATAGTATCCACGTATTCATCTATCCTTGCGGCTTGCTCACTGATGGCGGCGGCAATGGCGTTCAAGCCCGAGGTGTCGGCCTCGAAAACCGCCGTTGTCGTGACCTCAGCGGCTTCCGGCTTCAAGACATTGCCGAGGACAACAAGGAGAGCTATAATCACGAAAATTAAAGCCCACAAAATCTTGTTCATGTATTTGTACTTCATCCTGCGCAACGGGTAGGTGGCCCAGCTGCGCAGGAAACGCTTGCCCGTACGGTTTAGGTTGAAGCGGTTCACGGCTACTTCTCCTTGATGGGCAGGTTGTACTTGGCGCGCAGGCGGTCAATAACCACAGACAGAAGGCCCGTACCCAATTCCAGGCAAGAGGACACAATCACACCAGAGAGAGCACCCAAAGAGAATACGATAACCAGCACGGATTGAGCTACATTTCCAAGCTCGTTCAGCTGCTCGTTTACAAGCACCATTGCAAACCATCCTTTCTAAAGTCGCGGCGGGGCGTGGCCCCCAATAACCACGCCCCACCAATCAAAGGAGTGACACTGCAGCGCGGGAGGCAAAATCGCGCCTACGCATCGCAGAACTCGAAATCGGACTGAAAGCCGAAGATGTCGGTCACGCAGCGCACCACTTTGCCGATGATGCCAGGCTGCGCCTTGTGCCTTTCGCCCTCCGGCAGGAACAACAGCTTTATGTCATAGCCTTCGCCGTTGCTAGTGGAGCGGCAGGGTGTCAGAACACGGATTGCGGTGAAGGGCTTGTCAGTCTTCTTGGCCTTGCCGCTGAAATAGCCCATCACCATTTGGGGCGGCAGCTGCTCAAGCAGGGCCGCATAGGTCTGCGGGGTCGTCTCCGGGTTCGGTTTGTTTTCCGCCATTGTTAGTACCTCGTCTTTCATCCATTATTAGTTTGATGGCATATGAGTACCGGATTGCGTCCGGATATCCTCGGAATACTTGCGCGAACGAGTTTGCGGTCATTGCTAGTTTTACGTAATCAGCGGGACACCCCTGTTCACTGCCTAGCATTTCTCCGTAGGTGAATGGCCCCCATTTCAAGGTACCGTGCTTGACATCGTTTTCCCATTTGCCGGCCTTGGCAAGATAATCCATGTTTTGTTGCGGGGTGCCTCGGCAGTCTTCCACGTGGACACCGGGGAACATCTTTTGCCATGCGGCCATAGTACCGGGCTTGTAGACAAGTTGGACATAGGCGTGAATATGAGCGTGTGAGCCTTTCTCCATGCTTAGGGCTACGAAGTTGACGGCGTATTTTTCCATGCGGTTATACACATAAGAAAGAATACCCTCTAAATGCGGCGTTGGGCATGTATCACAATCGTGCAACGCCTCGAAATCGTAGCCAAACACTTCACCATTGTTGAAGGTGAGTTGATAGCCCTTCAAAGGCGCGTCACCACCCAATCACAGTAAGCCGCTTCATCTCCGTTCCCGTTCACATCGAAGATATACCCTAGCGCGTCATTTGCCAGCCGGTAGGTGCCACGTATCATGTTAGTGCTCATGGCCTGTTCCATGGCCTTATCGAGGCACTTGGAGTCGCACTCGAATTTGACCGCGCTGCCATTAGGACGCTGAAGGGAGTACAGATGCTTCTTTTTCACCGGTTCACCCCCTTCCATTTGAGGTAAGGAACCATTCGCCAGTAAACAAACTCATCACCCGGTACTTGGTAGGCCTCCCACACAGTTATGGCCCAATGCTCACGTAGCAGACTATCCATAACCATTGCGGCCACGCGCGCCTCGTGCGCATCTAAGTAGAAGAGATTGCCTCCCATCCATGGCGACCCGAGCTGGTCGAACTGTACGCGATAACCGTAGTCCATTGCCATATCCTCCTCTAATCTCTACGGCAGCCGGGGTCGGAGGACAATTGTGTTGGTGAGCGACTGCCTTAACCGTTGATGATATTATACAATAATTGAGTGCATTTTGCAATATCGGAAAATCGCCAAAATATTGCGATTTACGCTCAACAGACTTGTGCAATATGATATAATACAATCAAGGAGGTGATAAAGGTGTACGCAGAAGGATTCCCATCAAAGCTAGCCAGAGCAAGGAAAAACAGCGGATTCACCCAGCGAGAAATCGAGGCGGAGCTTAAAATCAGGCAATCCACACTCGCCTGCTACGAAACAGGCAGAAATCAACCAGACCTTGAAACGCTTGGTATACTAGCGGACTTCTACGGCGTGTCTGTAGATTGGCTACTAGGAACCAAGGGAAACACACTGCCGCCAACGCCACCACCACCACGCACACGCCCAAGAGCCAGCTAAACAAAAAAGGAAGGACGTACCAAAATGGAAGACCTTGCCCCCATACTCGAAGCGGTTAACGCAATATTCGAGATGCTCAAGTCTGCCGCAATATTCATGTTCACCACGCCTTACCTGCGATGGGCCTTCATTATCCCGCTTGCCGCAGGTTTGATTAACACGGTAATGAGAATATTGCGAAGGCGAGGGTAAACGTTCTACCGGAACCGCAGCATATGTTCGATGTTCGGAACAACGTCAATTTCAGGGGAGGGGTAATACTGGCCCCTCCCCTGTCCTTCCCTAATTTCGCTCCCTTTGGCGAGTGGTTACGGGGCGTCTGCTATTAGCTGGTATTTTCTCTCTCTCTGGATGCTCAATTATACCCCTGGCGTCAGAACCCGTCAAATTTACGCTTGCGCGCTGTCGGTTGGGCGAAAACAATTTTCATTGGGCGCGCCCAGGGCGCGAAATTTTAAATTCGCCTGCGGCTCATTCGTGGGAAAATTCTTTTAGCCCTTTATTTTCAGGAAATTTGACTGAACCTGCCGCCCGAGGTGCCCGGAGCATGCCAGCGAGAGAGAAACCCGCTGAGTACCGCTCTAGGAGGCACCCCAACATGAAAATCACACTCGCAGACCTCGGACTACCTACCCACCTTGCCATCTCAGCCGCGATGCTCGGATGGGAGGCATTCGACAACGAAGACCCAATGACCGTAGTGCCCCCCTGGTTCAATGCCGCAGAAAGGGTCATCTTCCACGCGGCATACGGCGGTTACATCACGTCAGTGAACGACCTGTTAGAGGACTAACCCCGGCAGGCGGTGGGGTTTCGGCCTCACCGCCTTTTCTTCTGGTCGTGCGAAGCGTGGGCAAAAGAAAGCAGATACTACGCATTGCATAGTATCTACGGGGAGGCCAAGCCTCTATTTCCAAGGTGATATGTTTTGCGAAGTTCAGGGCCGGAATCGCCTCCTAGAGGCCTTCTCGACGCTTCAACGCGCAAAACATGCCTTGCAGCCTTTCTTTAGGATACCCCCATTGTACCCCATGGAGGCCCCCATGTCAAGGCCGCTTTCGCCGAGGCCGCATCTTGTGCCTGTCGTACAGTATGTTGCCTATCGTGGCTTCCAGCTCGTTGAAGTACTCCCACCTGTCCATGAGCTGGATTAAGTCCAGCAAGTCCAGCTGGTCAACGGCCCTATACTGCCCTGTCCTGTAGCTTAGGGCTACCCGGAAGGCATCCTCAACCCGTATGCCCTCCATGTACAGGAAGTTCCCGATAGCCAGGAGCTTTTCTTCAGCCGTCATCCAATGCCTCCCTATGAACAACAAGCTCAAATCTTGCTCCATCTTCACCCATAGCCGCATTCCTTTCCTGCACGCGAACAAAGACCTGCAATATGAATTCATCATCATTCGCAACCATTTCCCCGTATCGCACGACAAGCTCCAGACCCAGCAATTCCTTCGCAGGTATCTGCATGACCATAGGCAACCACAAAAGACCCTCAGCAACCCTTGCTTCTTTGCCGCTATTCTTATCCATCGCCAAAAATCCTCCCTATATCCATATTCGACCAACTGGCGCACCAGTTCATCACGTGCTCAAAGCCCTTCAGGCTCAGTGTAAACGGCAGCTTGAAATCCTGCAAGTACGGCTTCAGCCGTTTCCTCTTATCCTTGCCCAACCTTGCAAAATACTCAGGGTGCATATTGAGTAAATCTAATAGCACCTTGTCATTCTGCGAGAGTTCCGGCAAATCATTCATACCCATTTGCCCGTACTTCAGCACCGAGAAGGCATTGAAATACTCAGCCACACCTTCATACTTAAATTCCGTTACCGTAACCTCCATGCGGGTTAACGGCTTATCTAGCTTGCTTTCCAGCTGCTTATTGTACACCGTCACAGCACCATTCTTGCGAGCTTCCCCGTAGTAGTCGGTTCTGTCCAGATTAGAGCGCATGTACATCCTATGCCCACGGGCCCCTCTGTCATATATTACACAGTCACGCTCCACCGGGAAATCTATCGCAAAGTCAACGGACTTGACCTCCACCGAGTTTATGAAGCCGCCGACCCGAGTATACCCCTTAAGCTTGCACAAGAATTCCCTCAGCCAGTCGGTTGCATCCGCCATCACCTTGTTTGGGTTAAGCTCGAGCTTCCACCAATCAGCTATGCAACCAGTTGGGGTATTGTACGCAATCGCAAAGTAGAAGCGGTACTCACCCTTGAACCCATCCTTGAAGCACAACGTGAAGTTGTGCCGGTAGCTATTCATGGCAAACCGTTCATAATACCGTACTTCATCCAAATAGTACTTCCAGGGGAATTCCTCCGAGGGGGCCATGCCGCCGTAATGGTACAAGTGATTCATGTAGTCCAACATAGGCTGGCAGCGCATGAAGTCGAATTGCCCCGTCACTTCGATTTTATCGCAGGAGTACACCAGTTCCATTCCTTGCCAGTTGTCACGATAGCTACTATGGCCGTAGTAGTTCATTCGCACATTCTCCTGTTTGTTCTATTTGACGTTCTGCTCTTGTCGAACGCGTTTTGGCGGGATGGCGGTTTTTCGCCAGACTTCCGCTCTGGTTAGATAGGGGGCGGAAGTCGAACACGAACGGGGCCCCTCCCCTTTCGCGCGCTAAAGCGCGCTAGAAAGAGTGACGGGGCCCCGGTTAGCTTACGCTGATTACTGGTATTTTTTTGAGCACCCACATGACAAACAGATACAACCAGTAAGCAGCATAGACGGCGATTATTACCACCATCAGTGTACGAATAATCCCATCAGGCAACAGGAAATACACCAGATTCACCGCATTGTTCCCGATATAGGTTGCGAGTTGGTCAACATGCACGAAGACCCCTTCATCAATTTGCGGGAAATGAAACAGCGAAACCGACAGCTTTGCCGCTGCCATCATGAACTTTATGAGAGCCAGACCGACCATTAGAATCCCTCCTTAATCGTCATCCCTATCTGCTAAATCCTCAGAAGAGGCACGGTCGCCTAATACACGCCCAAT